CCCTGAACTTATTAGCAGTAGTTTTCCCTAATGACAAAGCATTATTATACAAGATGTCCTTATTATTCATAGTCTTGTTAGCTATCTGTGCGGGGACGTTCGGAATACCATGTAACCCCTCTTTAAACCCATTAACAATAGCTGCACTTAAATCCTTCCCATGAGCATTCATAGTAGACATAGCATTAGATAAAGTATTAGATATGTTAGTAATAGCATCTTGTAACATGGTAACCATGTTAGTTAAACCACCAACATCAGGACTATTACCTTCACTTGATCCATATTGACTAACATTGGATTGGAATGTGAATAAATCTTTGATAATATCTTCCATTGCTTTTAATGATGACCCAAGACTTGAAACATAATCTCCACTTGAAGCACCATTATTTATAGCATCAAGACCAGTCATATGGAATAAATCAAATCCTAACGCTGACAATCCTCCACCAGTAGCAAAAGCGGTTTCGTGTCCCGCTCCACCAACGTTCTGCATGGTAGTTTTAACCTTTTCAACAGCGTTACTGACTTCACTAATCATGTCAGCAGCTTTGTTAATGTTACCGACTCTCTCTTGCCAGTTATCCCCTAATTGAATATTATAAGCATCACTGGTGTTAAAATCATCAACAAAATCCTTTAACTGTTTAAGCGGTTCTTTGAAAGTATCGAAGTATCCTTTAACGTCAGGTGCTTTTTCAACATCAGTCTTACCTTCGGTTTTATTCTTAAACTCATTAGGTATTTTATCCATTGCCTTTTGAACACTATCCATTGCTTTACTTATAGTGTCAATGCCTCCACTGACATTTGATAATGCTGTTACTTTATCAGGATTTGGTGATTCTATTTTGAAATCATCACTGTTAAACTCTTTTACAAAATCAGATAACTCTTGTAAAACGCCACCTTCACCAGTTAAGTCTTTTAAACTAAAACCAGCAAGTCCCGCAACAGCACGAGCAATGTTATCTCCAAGCATTGCCCAATCAATGCCTGCCATACTGCCCATTGAGTCCTCAACATAACCTAATGCTTTGGCACAATCCTTCAATGCTTTCGCACCTTGCTCCACATTATCCAAATTATCAAATTGAGAACCAAGATTAGCAATAGCAGCTAACGGGGCTTCCATTGTAACAACCGCTTCTGCAACTAAAAGCATACTTGCAGCAATACCCACAACAATACCAGCATCAACAAGCAACATAACCTCTGGTGCAAGGAAAGTAGCGACACCTAACGCAATGCCCGCTGCTAATACTGGTATCCAAGGAAGTAACAATCCAAGAGCTTCATTCAATGTTTTTATTGCTTTAATTCCTTGTTTAACTCCTTCCATATTGTCAAAAGCATTTCCTAAATTAGCAATGGCGGCTAATGGCGCTTCCATCATTACCACTGCTTCGGCAACAAATAACATTCCGGCGGCAATTCCTACTGCTGTTCCGGCTAATGTCTTAACATTGATTATGCTATCGCCCCATAAGTCCATGACTTTAACCAAAGCCATAACTGGAATCATAATAGCGATAACTGTTGGTGCGATTAATTGTAATCCTTCAATACCTTGTCTGATTTGGGATTCCATTCCTTTATATTGTACACCAAGATTTGCTAATGCAGTCATTGGAGCTTCTAATAAAACAATGGCTTCGGAGATTAATAACATTCCCGCTGCAATACCAACAGCGGCACGAACATAATTATGAACATCACCTTTGAGTTTATCACTTAAAGAAACAGTTCCTGTACTATCACCAGCGATTCCACCAGTGGATTTCTCGCCACCCATCTTACCAGTGGCTTCTTCGGCTTCATCACCAACCTTTTTCCAACCATCTTTAACATCTTTGAGTTTGCCGCCAACTTTCTTCAAACCCCCCCAAACGGTTTTTAATGGTCCTACTATACCTCTTAATTTGTAAGCAATAAGTGCAAAAGCCCCTCCGGCTAATGCAATAGCTCCGACCCATCTTCCTTGGTCGGTAGAGAAGTATTTCATTAAGTTTCTGCCGATTTCAACTAATGCGTCTTTAACTTCAATCAAAGTAGGTTTTAAATCATTAAAGGTTCTTTGAACAGTCTGCCAAAAGATAATAAAGTCTTTATCATTCCATAAATCAATCCACATCAGACTCATTCTATCCATGACATAATAGACACCAGCCATCATGTCGCCTTGATTAAATTGTTTCAAATGATTGGCAGCTTCTTCGGCTTTTGTAGAATATTCAGTAATATACTTAACACGTGCTTTCTCATCAAGTCCAGCTTTTTTCATCAATCCAACATGTTCCTTAATATGTTTTATGCTTGCATTTTCAAAGTTGGATCTCTCTTTTTCAGAACGAGTAATGTCATCTTGAACATCTTTGATTTTCTGATATTCATGACCGTACTTTTCTACATTCTTTATACCATTAGCAGAGTATAATTTGTTTAATTGTTTCTTTTCGGAGTTTTGATTGTCTTTGGTAAGTTCTTTATCTTCTTTCTTGATTTTTTTAGCTAACTCCAAAGCGTTCTCCATATCTTTAAGGTTGGCTTTTGAAATTTCTAAATTTAAAGAAGTCTTTTTATATTTCTTACTTCCAGGAGTTAATTCATCAAGTTTGTTTTGGTAGCTTTCAATGTCCTCTTTGTATCCTTTGATTTTGTCTTTGCCTGTGGCGAGGACATCATTATAGTTTTCTACTCTTTTCTTAACTTGGTCTGCCCATGCAGCAATACTTGCTAACCATACTACAACATTAAGTGCTATTACTCCTTTGATAGCTGTTCCGAGAACTTTCCATGAGGTTGCTGTTCGGAGTATTGCTTTACCTCTACCCATTTCTGCGGCTTCGGAAAGTTTGATGTTGTTAGTCATATATGCTAACTTTTGAGCCCTACCCATTTCTTTGGTAGTCATTGTTTCCAAGTTAAGAATGGAAGCTTTACCTAAATTAATATGTGTTTTTTCTAAATCCAAACCATTCCTTAAAGCAACGTTTTTATTAAATATTGCAGATTTATAACCCCTTTCAGCGAGTATCCCCTGATTAACCCCTAATATCCTACCAGCTATTGCTTTGGTCCATCTTGTTTCAGATAATTCCGCTGCTGATGTTCCACTAATAACTGCGGCTAATGCTTTTTTAAATCCGTATTGTGCCACTTCGGCTTTATTCAAATTCAATACAGCAGTAGCTAATGACTTACGCCAACCGATTGTAGCGATTTCAGCTAATCCCATATGTTTTGTAATCATTGGCAATAATGTTCCAAGAGTATAAAATCCTGCAAGACTGCCCCCAATAAAAGTAAAGTTTCTACCAAATGACCCCATACTATTAAAAGCATTGGATAAATTATTAATAGTATCAATAATAGTGTTAAATCCGCCAACAATAGCAGGAGTTATACTATCTACTACATCAGCTCCTAATTCACTAAATCTTGATTTAGTAATCTCAATAACATCATTTAAACTTGTAGCTTTTTGTGCAAATACGTCCCAGTGTCTATCTTTTGCAGCTTTTTCTAATGCTCGGAGCAATCCATCAATATTAGTTTTATCTTCGTCCCAACCATACTCAATAAGTTCTTCTTTACCAACACCAGTTTCACGACTTAAACGTTGGAACTCACCTTGCAGAATATCTTTAACCGCTAATGCCGCTTCTGATGCTTTACGTCCGGCTCTCACGTACTCTGATTGTACCATTGTAACGATTGGTAATGCTTTTGCCATTTGTTTGGCGTTTAAATTAAATTCTAAACCGATAGATGATACAGTTTCACCGACAACATATTTATTAACCTTTTGGAACGATTTAGGCAACTTATCCAATTCTTTACGGAAGTATTGTATACCACTTGCATCAACCTTACTATTTTGATTTAATTGAGCTTCCATCTCATTTTTAGCAGTTACAGTTTCTTTAACTGACTCTGCAACGTCCATTGCAAAGCCCCATAACATCATTCCACCCATTGCGGTGAAAATCATTTTTAAAGAGAGTAAAGCTCCACGAATTTGATACAAAGTATTAGATAAAATTCTACCTGAATGAGCAGTCTGATGAATACCATTATTGAATGAGGTTAAACCTCTACCGCTCTCACGAACCTTTTGAGCATTATCGGCTAATGTTTTATTATTACCTTTTAATATGTCATCGGATAATTTAGTGTATTCCCCAGTAACTTTAACTCCTTTACCGAAAGAGTCTACACTATATCTTGCTCTTAAAGTTTCTTTATCTACAAATTGCATACCTCTACGAAGAGTATTTGTAGCATTAGTTGATGAGTTTAATTGTCCTGTTAATTGTCTTAATGATGAAACACTTTTAAGGTTTCCTTGTGCGAATTTAGATTGAGAACCTTGTATCTCTTGATAAGTTGTGTGCTGTTTGCCTAATGCACGAGCAACCTCCTCTGATTGGGCTAAATATTGGCTATAATTATATGGTCTGCCTTGAAACTCGGTGTTTGCACCTCTTGTTCCAACACCACTATTCAATTTAGCCATGGCAGAAGCTAACTGCACTGTTCTTTGATAGAAAATACTTTCCCTATCAACACCTTCAAGTAATTTGAAATTCCAAGTCTGTAAAACTTCACTTGCTTTAACAATAGATTGAGTAAGATGATTAAATCCAGTATGCAATAATTCTAATTTAACCCTATTCTGTTCAACATAGTTTCCCATATTAACAAAAGATTTCATTGATTCGGCAGACCGTTTATTAAAATCATCATAAGTATGTCCCACCTCTTTGATTTGAGCGGCTAATTGTTTAAGGTCTTGTTGCCATTCTTTAAAAGCAGTAGTTTTCCCAGTGGTTTTAAATCCGGCAAATTTAGCTATTGCATTCTCAATTTCAACAGCATCACGTTTAACTTGAATTTTAGCATTAGACCATTCATTCAAATATTCATGTAAAGCTTGCTTTCCACCCTTAAAACCCATACCTTCTAAATTAAGTCCCATGTCAGCTTTTGTTCCAACATTATTAACTGCTCTAACATAGGTTCCCCATACTTGACCGTTTTCTCTTAATTTATCATTAAATTCTTTAAGTGATTTTCCACCTTCGGAAGCAAACCTTTTAGTTGAAGCAAGAGCTTCGCCAGTTGCTGTCTTAACTTGTTTTAAAGGTTCAACAATTGTTTTACCGAGATATGATAATCCTTGATTTTTCTTAATCAAATCAAAGTTTTTACGGAAGTTTCTTGTAGCTTCATCAACTGCTTTAACAGCATTAGTATTCTGTATAAATTGTTTTTTAGTTTTATCAGCTTCATCACCAGCAGATTTTAATCCTTTGGCTAACTTCTCATTTTCTTTTATTAATCTGTCAATAGTATCTCTGAAATTGTTATTTGTTATTTTGAGAGAGTTAATGTCATCTTTTAACTTTTTTACTTCATCATCTAATCCATTACTGCCTTTAATACTATTGAAAGTAGTTTTTAACTCGCCTACTTCTGTTTTTAACTTGCTAATAGCTTCATCAAACTTTTTAGTATCTAATACAATTTCAGCAGTAACTGAACCAGCGGTATACCCAGCCATTATAAACTCTCTCCTATATAATCTAATCAAATAAAATAATTAATAATAAAAAATAATAGGCACTATCCTCCAATATGAGGGTCTTGTATTGGAGGAAGCCCCAGTATGTCGCATCTTAATTCTCAACTATTGGAGAACAAGTGCCTAAAAAAGTAGAGAATGGAATTGCACCACTCCAATACATCTATGCTACTTTGAAGTAATTCTTAAAATTCTTTCAAATTGTCTTTTTGCCTCTTCTCTAATCTTACGCTGACTTGAATAATGAGTCAAACCTGTCCGGATAGCATATTTATGTCTTGCATCACTATATTTTGCAGTTGTATCTCTTCCAGTTTCTTGATACAGTGCGTAATCTCTTTCAAGATGTCTAAATCTTGGTGGATTCCATGGGTCTTCTGCGAACTCCCACCATACCCCAGTTGGTTTTTCATCAGGAAACATCTCTTCTAATCCCATACCACTATATATGATTTCAAGAGATGGTTCTTCCGGATCATCTTCAAATATCCTATTCTCTTCCATTTGCCCACTTAAATATAAAAATGGGTTGAATGTAGTAGACATCAAACTTGGAATTGGAGCGGTTTCGTCATTTTCATAACCAGTAACCACATACCCCATTTCATTCAAAATAAACTTTTTTTCTCTTGAAAAGTTACTTTGTAACTCATCAAGGTATCCAGTTATATTCTCTTCGATTTCAAATTTGATGCTCATTCATACATCTCCTCATACAAATCTCTCATCTCACTACTATCCTGTTTATCATCTTCGGACTCATTCATTTGCCTATCTTCCTCATCTATCACATCTAACTCCATACAATACAATTTAGAAGTAGTCCAAGTATCACAAGCCCAAAAATCAGACAGACTCCAACCTAAACCTTTGATACGATGAGCCAACAGGAAATAAACGTCTATAAAAAAAGACTCTATCGCCCATGTCGGTGATGACTTGTAAGGCGATAGAGTCAGGGGTGATTCATGAGGGTTATCCTCGTAATTCTTTTTGTGAGTTAAGAAAGTCATTCACGTCATCTTTGATTTCTTGACGTATTTTAGCTTCTCTTTCACCAACGATACATAATTGATAATATTTTTCAAGGTTACGTGCTTTAATGGTATCCACCGGATCAGAATTAGTTAGGAACTCTTTTGCAGTTATCCCGTCGAGTAATGTTTCGACTTTTTCGGCTAATAATTCATCAACTTTTTTAGTGTACTCTTTTGTTGGGTTGTCTTTGCCTAATTCAACAAGACTTACTTTTACTGTTTCTAATTCATCTTCCAAGTGTTCAATATCTTCAAGGATACTCATTACCTTGTCTAATTCCTCATCGGAAGGTTCTTCTTTGGATTCGATGATTTCTCCTTGTTTAGTTTTTAAGCTGATTTTTTTCTCTAATGACTCTCTTTTGTCATCAAGTCTTTCAACTTTATCAACAAATTCTTTGACGGTTTCGTCATATTCTTTTTCTGCTTTTTCACTAAATTTTGTTAGAGTTTCATTGGTTACTCTTTTAAAATGTAGTTTCTTTTGACATATTTCGATTGCGACATCTGTAAATTCTCTTTTTGCCATAATATGCTTCCTCCTATTATTTTAATAGCAAAAAAATCACTATAACAAGAGTTGAACTTGTTTTAATACCCAATAGTGCGTAAAAAAAATAAAAAAAATATTTACAACCTTAATCGGTTGCAAATTGTGGATTGTTCTGTAAGATTGTAGCGTCGTTTTCAGGTAACCATGTGGCTAATGTGCAACCTGTGGTATCGATATGCGGGGCAGCTAAATCGGTAGTGATTTCTACGTGCATATATGATTGAGTAGGTTGTTCGATACCTTTAAATTCAAAGGTTAATTCTTTTGCTTCATCACCAGATTTGGTAGATGTAACATTGGTAACCTCTACGACTGGAACTATGATAATAGTCTTGTATGGGACGCCAGTATCAATATAGTAGGTTGTAACTTCGGTTTCTTCGCCTTCATCAGTAACAACAGTCTTAATGATTTTTTCACCAGTGGCGATAGTATCGCTTGTTGATGTTCTGATAATGTTAGCTCCACCTAATACATACATGACTTGTTTCTGTGTGATTTCAGTAGAAACAATGTGTCCGTATTTATTATAAGCTTCGTATTCTGTTTCAAAGTATTTAGTACCTAACTCTTCACCATCATTAGATAACCATGGCATAGTAATAGAACCTGTAAGCTCTCTTGCACCCATAGTTTTAGTGTTTACACCGAACTCATCACCATGACAAGCTTGGGATTCTGCATTATGGTTAATTGTTAAGCTTGCTTCTTTAAAACAGTCAATTGGTGTTTCAAGCATCTCTTCAACAGTAGCTCCAACATCACCAATATAAACACTGGTATCATTTGCCATTACAGTACGTTTCAAATGATCCTCTAACAAATGTCTTGTTGGATTGATACAGTTTACATAGTTGTAATCTGATATGAAACTTGGTTTGACTTTTGGTAAATCATCAGCGGATAAGGTTAATTCAAACTCGTTTAAAAGAGCATTGTTGAATATCCTTGCGTCAGTTTCGGTTTTACTGAATCCATGATAGATAGTTGCTAATGGTAAATCTTTATCAACGTCTGGTGGCATCTCATAAACGTGGTGGTATATTGCACTGATTGTAGAGTCCTGTGTGATGGTTTTGTCTGGTAAAATCATATAGATATAATCTTCAAATCCTTGACCGTATCTGCAACCATCTTCCCAGTTTGGAGTTGATTCAGCGGATTTACGGTAACTTCCCATATCGAGGTTGGAAGTACCAGTATGACCTTCGTCGGTTTCGGTTTCAATGGTATTCCCATCTTCAAAACCAGTCTGTCTAATACCAACAAGCGGACAAGCTAATTTTTCTTTTGCCAACTCATCATCTTTAATTCCCATTTCAGTGTAATGATGAGAGGCGTTTGGTGCTAATCTCATATTATTTTTCCTCCTCTTCTATTTCTTCTTCTTTATCTTTTTTCTTTGGTCTGCCCACTTTCCTTTTAATAGGTTCGTGGTATTCTTCATAAATTCCCATTCGTTTAATAATCTTGATTAAGTTTGGATTGTTATCAGGAACTTCAAAAACTCTACCTGGCACAATCGGTTCGCTTGGTTTGAATACTCCTGCTAATACCAAGTCTACGTCTTTTATTGGGGCATGACCTGTGTATTTAAACTTCATGTTATCAATACCTTAATAAATAACTTAAAACAATCATTGAAGTGAATAATTGATTAGTTTCCTTATAACTGTCAGCACTTTTACGGTTATATGCAAATCCTTGAACGGGGCTTCCTTGAATAAAGTCTAATTGAGCGGAAATAGGTAAATCTACTTCATCAATTAATTCTTTCATCTGTTCCCCAAATTGGAACAGTTGCCCTATAACTCCTTCTCTTCGTTCTTCGGTAGTTATTAACAAGACAATATCTAACTGCCTTTGATAGTTACAGTGTGTGTCGTCCATTTGCCATGATAATGGCTTGTAGACTATTGCAGTTGATGGTAACACGTTAGCGTCTACTTCAATAAAATCATAAAAGATTGGAGTGTCTACAAAGGTTTCTGTTTCGGTTATCTTTTCGCTTATTGCTTCCAAGACTTCTCCGATTCTGCTTTCGTATCTCATAATCCCCAATCCACGCTTCTTGATGTTGCATGGAATAAATCATCATGTTCCATTGTATTCTCTTGGTCGTTAATGTATTCCATGATTGCACTGTCTACTTGATTTAATAACCTTGTAGCGTAATTGTCTGCTTCTGCTTTGTTTTCTTTCATTGGTTTGGTTTCGTATTCCCAACGAGATAACCAAGCGTAAGCTCCGGCTGCCATGTATACGTATTCTATTAGTTGTTTCGGTATTTCCTTTGTATATCTTCCGATTTTTCTGAATACATGGTTTTCGCCAGTTATAAGAAAATTCTCAATATCTGATAGTGTGTATGTGTAATCGTAGCATTTGAATAGTATTCGTGTAATGTCTACGTCATCTGGTAATGTTAGTTTTAATGATTTGACCCCGGTTATTTGTCGAGTCTTATCTGTGAAACGTACATTATTATCTAATTTAAATACAAGAACGGTTTCATTATAATAATCCATTTCAGTGTTATCACATTTTGCTTGAAGCAAACTTACGTTTCCTGAAACTAATGGTGAAAAGTCCAATAAAATGTCCTCGACAGGTACATGAACTTGGTTAAAATTAATGAAAACTTGCACTTCATCGATACCATTAAACTCCTCATAGACAGTTGGAATCACAACATAATCATCGAAGTAAGAAGCATCTTTAACATTGCAAGGTTCTTGCCGATCCACTTTACTACGTGGAATCCACTTTAACACCTTATAGAAATCAGACATAGAGTATTTGGAGGTTTCCACATCAATATCACTCATAAATAGAACCTCCTATAAAAAAATATAAAAAAATTTAAGGTGAACTTTCAGAAATACTAATCCAAAATCCAGCAGCGGTTTTACCCGCATCAGTGTAACATTTATAAATAGTTTCACCATCAGCTTTGGCAGAACTTCTAATAAAGAATTTCTGACCAACATAACTTTCATCAGGAGTATTAGTTAAAACTTCGGCTTCTGAATAGTTACCTTTTGTAATTCCTGTTCCTTTGACAGTACCTTCTCCCCATTCGATAGTACCTGCTGCATCAGCATAACTTACAAAGTTGTATGTAGTTTTGTCGCCTTCGTCAGATGACATTTCAGCTTCTAATGCGGCGAGTCTATCTTCATGGTCTTGTAAGACTTTGGCGGTTGGGAAAGGTTGTAATTTCCTGCCTTTGATGACTCTTAATTTAATTCTTTTAAACATCGTATAATCCTCCTAAAAAAAGGTAATTGAGGAGTTTTATACTCCATCTTGGGTTAAAACAGCCATTTCTTTATTAACAGCTAAACCTAATTCCACGTATAATTGATAACCGAATGTTTGTGGAAGTTTAGATGTGTCCTCATCTTCAAAGTAGTGAACATTGATAATAGATGGGTTAGGTACAGTAGAATCATTTAATCTGCTGTCATTCTTATTAACATTGTAATACCAGATAGCTGGGTGAGCGTTACGGTCAATACCGATTAAACCGGTGTTTAATTCACGTGCAACATTGATGTTTACCCCATTAGCTGTTCCGTTAAATTGTCCGGTTGGGTTAATGACTTTATATAAATCTTCGGCACTATCCCATGCTCTTTGAGCTACGTATAAATCGGTGATATTGAATTGTCCTTCGTAGTTTTCTTGGTTTCTCATAGCTCTTATGAGATTTACAATATCTTCGTCGATATATTCGTTACCGGAGTTCCATGCACCATCACCGAGAGTAATTGGGTCTACTAATCCTGCACTTGCATTTAATTCGTAGAATGAGAATCTGTTAATCATTCTCATCATGGTTAATCCCATATCACGTAAAGCGTTTCTGAAAAATGCTGCGTTTCTTGGGTTTTCTGCGGATTCTTTGGTAAATTCGACTTCAAAACCGAACTTTGTCATGTTTCCGTACTCTTCTTGGATTCCGCTGAATGATACTTGTGGGAACTCTGAACCTTCTGTTAATTCGACAGGCTCTGGTAAGATACCAGCTGCAATGTCAGTTTCATAGGTTCTTTTACTATAATCGTATTGGAAATGTTTTTCACCATTGTTGTTCTGTTTCTCAAACAAATTAAGCATACTCATAGGAGTTAAGCTATATTGGTGGAGAATCCTTTCAACACTTTCCGGGTGAAGCATATACTCTATTTGTTTACTTCCAAAAATCATAAATAATCCTCCTTATTCTTTGACTGCTCCGTAGAACTCGTAACCTTCTAATACTGGGCAAACGCCAGACTCTAATGCTGGAACGTTTGCTAATGCAATAAGGTTAGTAACTCCATCGGATTTTTTAAATACGTCATATCCGTTCTCAAAGCCAACATATTCAAGGCAATCGTATGGTGCGATAGCTTCGTTTTCTGCTACAATGTGTACTTCATCAACAGCTTTACCAAACCATTCGACAGTAGCAGACCTATTTGGATATGAACCAAACTCACAGTCCTCTTGTGGCAATCTGTTCTTTGTAGTGTATTGTGCATCAGGTTTCCAAGTCATCTCTGGATCAAAGAGTAACTTTGCCACTGCTTTTGTGGAAGCTTCTGCTGCTGGTTTAAGTAAAATGTTTCTTGCAGTAGAATCAGCGTGAATTTCTAAAATTCTGTGTAACTCAATAGGTGCGGTTAAACTATGTTGTCCGACAGTCTTACCAGTTTTCCTATCGATTCCATTTTTGGTATACTTTAAATCTCCTTCGTAGAGAGTTACAGTGAATTTTTTACGATTATTTGTGTAATCTCTACTTGGTCTACCAGGTTTAATTAAATCCATTATTATTCCTCCTGTGTAAATAAGTCATCGAACAT